TGAACGCCACGAACGCAATCACACGCTATGCGACCTCTATAGGCATAGACACGGACGGGCTAGTAAAAAGCGAAGAAGAAGTACAAGCTGCGCAACAGCAGGCCCAGATGCAGCAGCTGGCGCAGAGCGTCGCTCCGCAGGCTGTGCAGCAGTTCGGGCAGATTGCAAAGCAGCAGATGGCACAACAGGGAGGAATGACAGAATGAGTGATACCGTGATAAAGGATATTGAAACAGGAACGGATGGTAAACCCACCGTGCGAAAAGGGCGTTCAAAATCTGTGGACGCTGATATGGAGACCGCTTCCAGAACGTCGAAAAAGAAAGCGGAGACCGTTATTAACACACCTAAAAGCGTCACTATAACAAGGGTGGATTACTGATGCCCGATGAAGTTATCCAGACAGAAAACAGCATAACGATTAAAGCGGAACAGACAGGCCCGGAAGCGCCTGCGACCGGACAGGAACGGCTTATTGCTGGTAAATTCAAGAGTCATGACGATCTGGAAAAGGCATATATCGAGCTGGAAAAGAAACTTGGCTCCAAGACTGAAGAACCTGCTCCAAAGCCTGAAGAGACTCCTTCTGACGACAAACAGGTAGCCAAAGCGTTGACTGTCGCAGGGCTTGATATGTCCGCCTTCACCAAAGAGTATGAAGAAAAAGGCGATCTGTCGGAAGAATCCTTCAAAGCCCTTGAAGAAAAAGGCTTCCCGAAGGCGCTTGTCAAGGCGTACATAGACGGAAAGAAAGCCCAGATGGAGCTTGAAACTGTCAGAGCAGAAAATGACGCACGGGAAATCAAAGCTATAGCTGGCGGTGACGATGCCTACCAGCAGATGCTCCAATGGGCTTCAGCCAATGCTGACAGCAAAACCATTGACACCTTCAACGCCGAAGTGTTGAGCGGAGACAAGGACAGAGCAAAAGCAGCCGTGCAGAAACTTCACGCACAGTATGAAAACGCTGTCGGACGGGACGCAAAACGCTTCATCGCTGGCGAAACCACTAAGACAGATTCTGACGTGTTCCGCTCCATGGCTGAAGTTACTGTCGCCATGAAAGATCCACGCTACAAGACTGACCCTGCCTACAACAGATACGTTGTGGAGAAACTGGGTCGTTCCAACATCTAACACTAACCGCCTCCTCTGGCTGAACGGTCGGAGGAGGCCCTCTCCTTCGTGATCCCTTGTTAGGGACACAGCGAAACTGTTTGAAACAGTTCAGTACCTTGTCTAGAACATTGTGGCCTTCTGCGGAAGACAACCTCAAGGTTCAGCCTGTGGAAAGACTGTCGGAGAACAGCGAAGCGAAAAACACAAACTAAAAGGAGAGATTTACCTTGACCGCCACTCTTTCTCGTCCGGGTGCTGTAAACAACGCTACCGGAACGTATGCAGAAGACAATGCTCTGTTTCTGAAGGTATTTTCCGGCGAGGTTATGACTGCCTTCGACGAAAAGAACATCTTTAAGGGCAGGCACATTGAGCGCACCATCACCCATGGAAAGAGCGCTTCCTTCCCTGCAACTTGGAAGGCTACTGCCCGTTACCACACTCCCGGAACCGCTGTCCTTGGTTCCAACCAGTTCAAACACAATGAGCGGATCATCAGCATTGACGACCTGCTTCTTGCTGACGTGTTCATCTACGAACTTGACGAACTGAAGAACCATTACGACATCCGTTCCATCTATTCTGAACAGCTTGGCGCAGCCCTTGCACGGGAGTATGACAAGAGGCTGGCCCGTCTCGCCATTCTCGCTGCCCGTGCGTCTGCCACCGTCACCGGAGGCAACGGGGGGAGCCAGCTGAAGAACACCTCTATGGCTACTGACGCAGACATCCTTGCTTCTAGCCTGTTCAGCGCCGCCCAGATTCTCGACGAGAAGGACGTTCCCGCCGAAGACAGGGCGTGTGTTGTGAAACCCGCCCAGTATTACCTTCTCGCCCAGAACGTCAAGCTGATTAATCAGGATTGGGGAGGTGCTGGAGCGTTCAGCGACGGTAAGATTCTTCGTGTCGCTGGCATCGACATTCTCAAGAGCAACAACCTGCCTACGGACAACTACGCAGGTGTGACCGGAGAGAACAACACTTATCTCGGTGACTACCGTGATTCTGTCGGTGTTGTGTTCAACAAAATGGCAATTGGAACGGTCAAGCTGATGGATCTTGCGGTTCAGAAGAGCGGGGCCGATTTCGAGATCATGTATCAGGGAACCCTTCTGGTTGCCAAGTACGCCATGGGTCATGGAATTCTTAGGCCCGAATGCTCCGTGGAACTTAGCAAAGCGGCCTAAGTAACAACAAAACAGGGTAGGAGAGGGTGCGCACCTTTCCTACCCTTTTTTCAATTTATTAAAAGGAGATTAAACACATGGCAACTCTTGCTCCCACAACAGAACTGGAAGCAGTCAACACCCTCTTGAGCACAATAGGGGAAGCCCCTGTTTCTACTCTGGTGGGTGTGCAAGCTGCTGACGTGCTTATGGCGCAGGCAGTCCTTTTGGAAGTGTCCAGAGCAGTTCAGTCCCTTGGCTGGCATTGTAACACGGAAGAAGAATTTCCTCTTGTTCCTGACGAGAACAACAACCTCCAGTTTCCTACAAACGCCCTTCATCTTGATCCGTCAGCCGTAAGATACGCCCAAGGAGAATACGACCTTGTCCAGAGAGGCGGTAAACTGTACGACAGGTTGAATCATACTTTTGAATTCACTAACACCGTATATGTGGACATCACCTTTTTCCTCGCCTTTGAAGACCTCCCCGAAGCGTTCAGACGCTATATCACCATTAAAGCAGCCCGTATCTTCGCTGATCGTGCTGTAGGCGCTGAAACCATGCATACCTACACCCTTCGGGATGAACAGGAGGCGTGGGTGGCGCTGAAGCACGCTGAAGCTGACACAGCTGATCTGAACATTCTCAAACAGGCGCTGAAGTTCTGGAGGAGGCGGTAAAATGCCTCTTGTGTCCAGAAGCGTTCCCAACCTTATAGGTGGTGTTTCACAGCAGCCGCAGGCTCTACGCCTGAGCAACCAAGGGGAAGAGCAGATTAACGCCGACTCTTCCATTCTATCGGGACTGAAACGTCGTCCTTCTGCCAAACACTTGTGGAAACACCCACAGTCGTCAGAGTTGAACGTCGATAAGCTGTTCACCCATGCCATCAACAGGGATAACGAAGAGAAATACCACCTTGCTATAGACAAAACAGGCGCTATATCTGTGGTTAATCTTTTGACAGGCTCCGCATGTAGTGTTTCAAAACCCGATGACATGACCTACTTCGACTCCACAAACCCAGAGGCTGACTACACCGCTATCACCGTAGCCGACCATACGTTTCTGGTGAACAAGAAAAAACTTGTGGCTATGTCGAACGAGACAACGCCAGCAAGAGCCAATTCAGCCTTGATTGTATGGCAGTCGTGCTACTCAGAGTCGTTCTATGATGTGTCTATAAACGGAGAAGCTATACAGCAGATCAAAACGGGAGGAGATCCCGACTCAACGAGGCTGACTGTGTGGCTCGATCAAATGTATTACAGGCTTGTCGCAAAGTTCGGGACAACTGATTGGGTGTTTGTCAAGGACAGCCATTGTATCTTTGTGAAACGGGTGGATGGCGCTGATTTCACGATACATGTGAAGGACACACGGGCAAACACTACCATTTACGTTCTGAAAGACAGCATCGAAGAGTATTCCAAACTCCCTAAGCGTGCCCCGAACGGCTTAATCGTCAAGGTGAGAAACACGAACGCTACCGAGTGGGACGATTACTACATCCAGTTTGAGGCCAAGAACAGTTCTACCGCTGTCGGAGCTTTTGACGAAGGCTTGTGGAGGGAAATACCGGAACCGGGGATTAAATACAGATTAAACGAAAAGACACTCCCGTATAAACTGGTGCGAACTGGCCCAGACGCTTTCACCCTCTCTCCCATCGAGTGGGGGGAACGCATCGCAGGGAGCGAGGACACAGCGCCCGAACCTACCTTTGTCGGACGGGCTATACAGGACGTGTTCTTCTACAGAAACCGCCTCTGCTTCCTGTCTGACGAAAACTGTATCTGTTCCAGAGCCGGTGAATACTATGATTTCTTCGTGTCCACGGTCACAGCAATGATAGACAGCGACCCTGTGGACATCCCGAGCACATCAAATCAGGTATCCTTGTTGAAGTATGGGGTTCCATTTGCTGAAACCGTAGTGCTGTTCTCTCCCTATGCACAGTTCTATCTGTCAGGAGGAGAAACGCTCTTTTCACAGTCTACAGCAACCATCAAGCCTCTTTCAAACTTTCCGTACTACGATGCAGTACGCCCTGTAGCGTCTGGAAACAACCTTTACTTCCCCTTCCTCCGTGGCGACCATATAGGCATTTCTGAATTCTTCGTTGACGAAGAGAACGGAAATGCTGATACCGTCGATATTACCGCACATGTGTCCAGATATGTTCCGTCAGGTGTCAAAAAGCTGGTTAATTCCCCAAACGAAGGTGCTTTGGTCTGCCTGTGCTCCGACACTCCCGACACCTTGTATGTCTACCGCTATTACTGGGCAGGGAACGAGAAGGTGCAGTCTGCATGGTTCAAGTGGACATACACGGACGCACACATCCTTGACATTTTCTTCATCGACAGCGAACTCTTTATGGTTGTGAAGTACACAGACGGAATCTACTTCCTCTCCTCACGGGTGGATAGTGCATACAAGGATGACGGCTGTCCTTTCGAGTTCAGCATGGACAGGAAAGTGACAGACCTTGAGTGTTCTGTGTCATACAATTTCAACACGAACAGAACGACATGGACGCTCCCCTACCCACTTACAGCCAATCAGGAACCTGTTGTCGCCATCCGCTACGGCGAACGGGCCACAAACCCAGGATTTGAAATCACAGCGGTGAAAGATCTGCCGAACACAGTAGTAGCTGTCGGAAACTATTCCACAGTCCCTGTCTTTGTGGGGGTGCGCCACAGCATGTACTACAAGTTCTCTCCCCAGTACATGAAAGAGTCTAAGAACTCCGGTGGAGAAGTGACCATTACGGATGGTCGGCTCCAGATGAGGAGATGGCTGCTAGTCTATGGGGAATCAGGTCACTTCGAAGTTCACGTCACACCGCTGAATAGGGAGAAACACGTCTACACCTTCGCAAACGGTGTTATCGGCAGTTATCCCACAGGCACCTTCGAACTCCAGAGCGGTTCATTCGCTTTTCCTGTTCTGTCCAAAAACGACTCTGTAACTGTAGAACTTGTGTCTGACTCGCCTCTCCCCTGTTCCTTCACCTCTCTCGAATGGGAAGGAGAGTTCTTTATCCGCTCAAAGAGGGTGTCGTAATGAGAAGGTACATTCGGGGAGCCACTATCGAAGACGCTGTTGTGCTGGCGAAGGTGCTTAGAGCTGACGATATAGCGGAGATAGCAGCCGCTTCAGGCCAAGACCCTCGATACTGTCTGGAAACTGCTGTAGCCGTCAGCAACCCCGCCTTCGCCTTTTTTGCACCGTCTGGAAAGATCGCTGGTATGTTCGGAGTGACCCCTGTCGATGAAGGCATAGGCGCTGTCTGGCTTCTAGCGAGTGATGAAGTGGAGAAATATCCTATGACGTTTCTGCGACGATGCAGAAATGTTCTTGACAAGCTCCATGAAAAATATGACCTGTTGTTCAACTACGTGGACGCACGAAACGAGACACATATCCAATGGCTCCGTTGGATGGGGTTCTCGTTCGTTGCGTACCACCCGAAATATGGTGTTGAAAAACGCCCATTTTACGAGATTGTGAGGTTAAAGCCCTATGTGTGATCCTTTTACCGTAGGAATTGCTTCTGTCGCCACAAACGCACTAGGGCAGCTTGCAGCACACAACGCTTCCGTGTCTGCTGCAAAGGCGACAGCAAAGAGCGCAGAACAGTCCAGAAACCTTCAGATAGCGCAGGAAAACGAGCGTCTCCGTCAGGAAACGGCAGCCACCACCAAGGAAAAGGAAAACGCAGCCATCGACAGGAGAATTGCTCTAGGCGAGATCATCGCAGGCGCTGATGCTACAAGCGGTAACAACATGCAGATTGTCGGCGGTGATGTGCTCCGACAGGAAGGGCGGTACGGAGCCGCTTTGACGGAGGAGCTAAGTTTCAAAACGAGTCAGGCGTTTCTTAACCGTGATTCCCATCAGGCAAGCTACAAATCCCGTGTTGAATCTGCTAAATCATCCATTCTCCCCGCTCCGTCACTTCTAGGTGTTGCCACAGGATTAGCAGGGGCGTATGTCAATTCAAAGACGCTTGCCTCGGCAGCGAGGAAGAAGGGGTAAGCCATGGCGAAGAAAAGACAAGACCCCCTGTACAAATCGTATCGGGATGCCCCGGAACTCCGACCAAGCCTGCGTACCGTTGATACCTTCGTAGAACAGCGCACGCCTCTGTCGGCAGGCGGTGACATGCTCCAGCTTGGAAAAGCGTTGAAGGACATTCAGCCAGAGCTGAACGCTTATTTTCTCGACAAGGAGCAGGAAGAGTACAAAAAGAGGCTGGCGCAGGGAGAAAAGCTGGAAAAAGAATTAGGTCAGCAGCGGACGTATGAGACCTTTGTCAAAGAACACCCAGAACATGCAAACCTTCACCCTGACGTTATAGAAGGCTTCACCCGTTCCCTCGCACGAAACAAGGTATCTGAATATAACGATTTCCTGTACAACGCCCTTCCGACAGCGACTATAGAAGTTGACGGAGAGCAGAAGACCCTAGCGCAGCTGAAAGACCCTAAAGACACCGACAAACTGATTGACACCATACGAAAACAGTTCATAGGCGACAGTCTGGGGGCCATCGACGAGGTTATTCTGAGCGAAGAACTGTTCCCTAACATGGAGCGGACGGAGCGAACAATCCTTGGAGCCATGGCTGAACAGCGCCGACAGAACTTCCTGTCAGTCACGAAAGAGCAGTTCGGGCAGAACGTCGCAAACATCATCCACAACGCTATGGAAAACACGTCGTGGGACACGGATAACGAGACAGCGACGATGAGCATAGCAACAGAAATACGAAATGTTGCGCAGGAACTTCATAAAGCTGGCTTCACCTATGCAGAGGCGAATGACCACCTTGCCGACACTCTGATACAGGTTGCCGAAATTACAGGAGACCCTGACGTTCTCGACATCGCCAACAAGGTGGAGACCTCCAAAGGTGCCTTTATGGGCAATACGCCGAAGTATCGGGACATGTTTGAAAAAGCCCGTCAGAATATCGTGCTGAACAAGCTGCGGATGGAGAAAGCAGAGTGGGATGGAATTCTTCTTGAAAGAGAAAAGAACCTGTCTGTTATTGCACAAAGACACATTAACTCAGGCATCAGAAACTTGTCACAAGCCCAAATAGAGGAACTCACCAAACTAGCAGGCCCTGATGGGGCTATGAAAATGATAGGGTGGCTTCAACAGAGGGTGGCTGGCGACATACAGAACAGAAACAACGTAATGAGTGCCTACAATTTTCGTGTCTTCCAAACACAGACAGCGTTGGGGGAAGATGGGTTAAACTCACAGGCTCGGTGGTCTAAGCGCTTTACGGACGCATTGATGGGAAAAGGAACCTTTGATACTCTTGAGGTTACCCGTGCATGGTCTAAAGGCGAGATGGACGATGATTTGGCGACAAGGATGTTGGGAGCGATCCCGAAACTAGCGGAAGGCCCCGCAATTCCTTCAACGGTTCGTTCCAATATCGACACCTATGTTTATACCTCCCCTGTGGTTCAGAAATATATCGACCCGCAGACAGGTGAAGCAAAACTGGACGGCAATCAGGAGATATACAACGCTATTTGGGCGCATAGAAACAATTTTGTTACTGCTGTTCACACCTTCATCGAGAACAACCCGTCAGCAAAGGAATATGAAATTGATGCCTTTGCCCTTGAAATGCACAACAAACTTACCAGAAATTTCGAAGAGCGTATAAAGGCTATGGAACTCGCTAACGCAGGAGGAACCACAGACCCGACCACCCTTGCGCAGATAGGTGAAGAAGCAGTAGAAAAGAAAGCGAAAAAGGAAGGCCCCGCACCTGTCGAAATCAAGACAACTCCGCTGAACATCAATCCCCAGACGCAGAGTATATTCAGCAACGACCTTCGGTTATTGAAGCAGTACAACGAAGAGTTTGTCACCGCTAAAGCAAAAGGTCTTGACACCAGTACAACCTACATCGGGAGAGTCGCAGCAGCGTGGGGAATGACTCCCGAACAGGTTATGGCAGCGCAGGCAGACCTTCACCCACTCCCCGAAGCTACGAGACAGGAAATGAAGTATCTTGATTCGACGTACACCGATGCAATAGGCCAGCTGCTCCGAAACCTAGAAGGTGCTCGATGGGATAGAAACATGGCAAAACAGCTCTCTGAAACCTTCATTGACCCGCTGTACTCTTCCGCAACGCTCGACCCTGCGTTCAAGCCTGTGCTGGACGTGGCTAAGACGTTCCTAACGAAAGGAACCATATCCACAAAAGATTTACAGACCTTGAACGTACCGGAAGAGACGTACCAGAAAATCTACCAAGCGCTTAAACTGGGCCAGATCAACAGAGCGTTCCCTCTTCTGCTTGGAGCGTTTTACGACTATCCTGCCAGAAGGCCCAAACCCAACAACAAAAAATAACTTGGAGTGTGATTCCACATGAGCCTACGGCTGTTCTCCGATGAGGAGCTATTCGGTGCATCCCCCAATCCCAGAGGAGGACAGCCGATGGACTCCGCAGGAAACCCTCTCCCCTCGACAGGTGTTCAAACACCTGCTGAAGAGGAAAGCCCCGGCTTCTTCGGCACGGTTGCTGACATGGCGTACTCCGCACCCGGAGGCGCTGTCAAGGCAGGTCAGGAAATGCTCAACTTCGGTCGGGACGTTATCAACTGGTTTGATGACGCTCTCGGCATTGACGCAATTTCCAACGACGAAGAAGACCGTTTTGATTTCAGCGACTACATCTACACGCCTAAAACCGCCATGGGCGGGCTGACGCAGGGTGTGACGCAGTTCCTCACAGGCTTTGTCGGCGCTGGCAAAATACTGGCACCAATCAAAGCGCTCAAAGGCGCTTCCCTTGGTGCCAACATGATTAAAGGCGCTGTCTCCGACATCATGGCGTTTGATCCCCATGAAGCACGGTTCGCAAACCTGCTCGACCAGTTTCCGTCCCTTCGAAATCCTGTCGTAGACTATCTCAAAGCCGACGACAGCGATGGAAACCTTGAAGGACGTTTCAAGAACGCCCTAGAAGGTCTCGCCCTTGGCGCAGTCACCG